CCCGTTGGAAAAGGAATGACTCTTCGTTTCATTAGTGATGGCATATATTTTTTATGACGATTAACTAAATCAGCAGTCTGCCCTACAGTGTATGCCCGTTCTCTTTTATTTTTAAAATCACTAATTAAACAACTTTCAATCTGATCTTTTGTGATATTGTAAACAGACATAATCCCATTAGACTTGTTGAGGTGATGGACTCTTACTAAGTCTCCATTTAAGAACCAGACTTTTTTATTCCCTTGAATTACAGGGAGGACATTGTAGCCTTCGCTCTCAATTGTTCCCTTTTTAATAGCCATCGGCCCTCCTGAGAATTGCTTGGTGGATGAAAGAATGCTCGTGCTCCACAAGACATACAGTACATTTCTAAATTGTTTATTTCGGTATACTGTCTGTCTATAAACATTCTACCTTTACATTTTTTACAAAAAATCATCAGTTGGGTATACCTATTGCAATAAGGTTAACGCCAACACTTGAAACTCCACCAACATTAAACTTGACTGATCCTTCTATGCTTGAGGTAGTTACGCTAGAAAGGGTGACAACAACATCATTTCCTGCAGTAGAGGCAATTGCATTGTTCACTGGGGTTGCTGTTACGATTGGAGTAAACTTAAATTCAGTTGGAAAAGAATAGGAAAATGGAAGTGCTGACCCAGCAGTCTGGGTTTCACCATTTGTAACTCTAACATAACCACCGATAACTCTTGCCTCTGAAGTCTTGACACTCTGCTTGCCTGCATTGGGAGTGTCTACTGTTACATACTTATTTATAGATGTAGAAGCCTGAGTTGACAAATCATTAACAGCCTTAACAATCTGATAAATGTAGGTTACATCTAAGGGCTGTCCTCGTTCTGGTACAGGTAAAATTGCCATAATATAATTATACCAGACTCTCAGTTCCAGAATCGTAAATCTGTAGCCCTACATTTATCTTTGGGTTAATTGAAGATACCTGAACAATAGCACGAACGGAGGTTGTTCCAGTTTTTAAAAATGAATAACTTGTAGATCCAGTTGTTGCTTTATATGTTGGTTCAGCAGAGTCAAACCCAACAAAAACATCATATAGCAATTGTGTAGAAGTGTTGCCAGGATCCCAACTGAGAATCAGAGTGTTTCCTAGTTGTCTTAGGTCTCCAGTTCCATCCTCAACCTGCTCTGATTGAGTAAAAACTATTGGAGAATAGGCAGACTTTCTGTTCTTATCTTCTGCAACTATTCTAAATCTTAAAACAGTTTTATTATTTTCTGTCACTTTTCCTAGTGATTGCTTTTTAATAATAATATTTTTAATTCCAGGGTCTGGTGTAATTGCCATTGTTAAACATCCAATGCAAATCTAAACTCAATATAGTTTGTTGTGTTTGCTGATTTAATAATTGGTCTAGACTGTACATTTTTAATTACAGAGTACCCAGTCATTCCATAGAGAGAGTTTGTTGCTGTATTATTTTCAACCCTCAGAGCATCCAGACAAACATAATAGGAATCAGATGGAAGATTGTTTTTAGTAATAGTGGCATAAATCTTTGCTGTTTTAACTTCTGACCAACTAAATCTCAAACTCTTGTCTAACTCTTGAAAAGTTTTGTTTACTACGACGTATCTATTGTTTTCAAAATCATGAGAGTTTACAGACGTCCCATTGTCGTATCCTGTATCATCAATGTCTACTTGAAACTTTGCATACTGTATGCTTGAGTTTGCTCCAGGGTGAGAAAACTCTAAAAGTATTTTAACGTTGTCTGGAACAGTTAGAGAGTTTGCAGTCTTGTTAGCAATAGAAAATGCAAGACGAAGTTCATCTAATGGGCTATTCTTTGTAAAATCTATAGATGTAGGATCTAATATAATGTAGTCTGAACCAGTTAGAGGAACCATGCTTCCTTGTGGGTTATAGCCAAGGCTCGATGTGTCGCCTCTCATTGCAATAATGTTATTTAAAAATCTACATCTTTCATTTCTGGCAACTCTGTCTTCGTCTGTAAAAATTCTATTGTCTGCATTTGTTGCAAAAACTTTTGGTGTCTGAATAATATTTCCAGTATTTGTTTCTCCATCTAGCGGAGCATTTTGTACAAAAATATTAGTAGGAGATTCTCCATCAATACTGTATCGCCAGTTGTCGGTGTCTGAAAAAGAATAAACAACTCTGCTATCGAATGCTCCTGCTACTGGGTTTGATGCTGCAGAAAATATACCTACCTCTGTAATTTCATATCTTTCTTGAGTTGGAAGTTCTGCAGTTAGAACAACCTTTGATATTCCGTCCTCATCAACAAAGCCTCTAGAAACAATAGGCATGCGGATCATTTCAAACTCTAGGGATTCTCTATTTTTCATTGCCAGTAACTCGGCAGGACTAAATGTGTAGTCAGATGCCACTGGATTTGTTCCACACCCTATAGCGATGTGAGATGCATAAGATGTTGTCTGTCCAACAAGGTACTTTGCTAAGATATTTTTGCCTACATTAGTTATCATTGATTGCTCCCTTAGTACATTGTATCATCAAAAGTACCTCCAGCAGTTAAGATTTCAACCTCTACCTGCTCATTTTCTTTTATGTTTATTAGATTAATTACAAGGTCTCCGCTTATTGGATCGATGTATATTGCTTTGCCATTATAGACCTTTACTCTTTTTGTTAAGTCTGGGTTGGTTCCAACCAAGTCATATCCATTGCCATACTTTGGAAGGTAATTAGCAAGCGTTATAGCCAAGGAATTAAAGAATGAGTCTGCAGACTGAAGCCTTAATACGTTATTTGGATTATACTGCAGATAAAGATCTGTTAAGTTTTTAATTGGTGCATAGATTACTGTCTGACCATTTACCAAATCGTGTCTAGATATCGTTGCAAGTTCAAACCCACCTATATCTTCAAAGATAAGGTCTGTCATTATTTCAATAGCAACAGCCTGCTCTCCAAATATAAGAAGATCAGGTGTTGCAATTTTTACAGAATCAGATGTGCTTGTCTTGGCTGGGGATGGAATCCCTGCTGTTGCTGGCATGCTTGTATCTGCCATTAGATCACCTCACTTAAGAACAATTGCATTTCTGGGCCGTTGGAAGTTCTTGAAAAGTCAATGTTGTATACAACAAATCGGTTAGATGAATTTGCTGCAATGTCTATTCCATTTTCTTTATAGTCTAAAGTTACTATATCTCCAAGTTGAATAGTTGGGATAGAGAATATCTTAACTCCTAAAGACTTTCTTGGTTTTGATATTTTTGTAACAATCCACTTCATCAACTCTGATGCTTCATCTTGTGACTGAATATAGGCTGCGTCTAAAGAAAAATCTTTTTTGCCGTGTTGCATTCTGCTAAACTTGATATCTTCATAGTCTAGTTTAAACTTGAACGGATTTGAAATTAACTTATCTGCAACAAACTTTGGATCTGACATAAGACTATTCTTTGTAAAATATTGATCAACTGTCAAAGTATTGTTTGACTGCTGAGTAAAAGTAATTCCCTGAATTCTTAAATAGTTTCCACTAGTCTCATCTAGGTTGAGGGCAGTGTCTGTTGCATTAAACACCAAGAACTCTGCTCCGTAGGATCCTGCCCTGAAGCCAGAGATAACAAAACCTTTTATATTATTAAAGGTAGGAGAAATTTTTGCAGTAAGGGCTGGGAAGGCCTTGTCATATCTAAAACTAAATTCTGCTACTTCTCGCATTATGCTTCCAAATTCTTCAAAATAAATATTGTATTTTGGTGGCTCTGAAGATCCAATTCCAGTAAGGTAGGTATTTTGGATAAGACCACTTAAGGCATACTTTCTAAAAGAATTGCTTGCATCAATATCAGAGTCTGCAAAAACAGAGTTAGCGATTGTGCCCAAAGAGAATGATGTATTTTGAGAGTAGTTGTTGGACAAGGCATAGACATTCTCAAACATTGCTCTTGAAGATCCTCTTGTGAATAGGGCAATTTCAGAATACTCTGGTAGCGGATCTGGATCATCTACTGTCTTTACCATGGTTCCATTTATGTATAGGTAGAATCTTCTTGTCTTTCCTATGTTTTCATATTCTACTGCTAAATCATATACCGTTGGATTTTCCTCAGCAAACATTCTTGACTGACCAGTAAACCTTCCATCATCTACAATAATTTTAGCCAGACCCTTGTATAGGGGAACTGGAATTGCTTTTCCAGCATTAGACTTAACTTTGTAGAATAAAACATTTTGAACATTCTGCTTTTCTCTTTCTGATAACTTGTTCAAACCAAGTGCTGCAATTTCAAAGTAGTATCCAACATTAGTGGTTGGATTTAGCATTACTGCTATTCCAGCAGAACCTCCAGAGATTGTAACATTTTTGTCTGGTGTAGATCCATTTACAACATAGTATGCTGCTGCACCATTGGCAGTCTGACCTCTGTCTTGATTGTTTTCTATTTTACCAATTAGTCTAACTCTTGTACCAAAGTGCTTGTATTTTTTATCTGTCAGCGGCTTGTGAACATAAGATATGAAATCTCTTGGCTTATCTTTTGTTGTAAAGTTTGGACCAGTTAAAGAGAATGCTGATGACTGAACAGATCCAGGAACTTGTTGAGTCTTTGTAGTTATTTCTCCTGTCAAAGAAGTTGATAAGAAATTTTTAATAAGTCCTGTTCTTGTTGAAGTTCTTGCTAAGGCATCTGATGAAATGCCAGTGCTCAATGTCTTTCCTGCTGATGCAACAGTGGTTACTGGAGAATCAGTTTTTGTTTCAAACAAATATTCTGAGGCCATAGAGCAGCCCTTTACGTTGTCATCAGATTTCCAGTAATCAGATATTCCAGCAGAATGTTCTACAACTGTTGTTCCAAACTGACCACGACCATGCTTTGCTACTGGACCATTCTTAAGTTTGATAACTCCCTCTTGCTCAAAGTAATTAGGAACAGAGTAAATCCTTACAAGGCCAGTAGGATAAATCTTTCCATTGAATGGCAACTTAGAGAAATAGTTCTGGTACTCTTCAACGGAGGATATCCAAACATTGCCAAACCCAGTAACATTATATTGAACTGCATCATATTTGATTACCTCTCCACTAGAGTAGAAGTATCCGTTGTATCTTGTTATCCAGTATACTGCTTCTCCTAGGCTGAAGGTGTTATTTATTACGATACCGTTTTTTACTTCTGGGACCTTGTCTGACAGGTTTGAGTTTAAAGGTATCGCAGCAAGTACGTATGAAGACTGTGTTCCAACTTCATTGTTAATTGACTTTGTGTTTTCAGTACCAGATACTTCCCAAAGCAGGGCTGGCTTATAGGCATACATTCTTTCATCTTCTAAAAGACTTGCCTGTCTTAGAGTTCCAATAGATCTCTGAATATGTCTCACAGTGTAATTTATCGATCCGCCGTTGTAAATAGCGTTTGACTCATTTGAGACTGAAATGATGTTTGACAGTTTAGATTCATCTGTTGTCTTGTTCTTAATTTCGTTGTCTTCATATAGATCATTCGTTCCCTTAAGTGCAAAAGTTGTTGGTCTCTGCTCCTTGGTTGGCATTATATAGTCTTTGCTCATCATGACAAAGTTATTATATTCGTCAAAGAACATTGCTGTTTGTGTTGATACTGCTAAATCTTGTAGTACTTGAGCAACGCTTTTGTCTGGAGCAACAAAAAAGAATGGCATGATCATTTCCTTTTCATTTAAAACTCTTCTAAACGTGTAGTTAGAAAACCCAATACTGTCTAGTAGTAGAGATACGGCAGAACTAACTGACACTTCTGTCATTAGGATTTCTGGTGCTGTAATTGATTCTAAATACCAATACATATCTCTTAGTGTTATTGAGATTTTTTTATTCTCTAGATCTGTTTTTGGAAACGAATCTGAGTACAATGTCTTCATTGGAACCCAGTAGTCCCAACCTTTAACATTTATGATAATTTCATAAAACTTAAACTGTACGTGGCTATCTACATATTTTGCTATGATGCTTGCTGGATTATTATCATTGAATGCTTGATCATGATCAAATATACTTACGCTTCCATTTGATGCAACTAGTTGACCAACTGGCAAACCGCTTAGTCCTAGGTCAGATGCACTCTTGTTAATTGAATAATTTATAACCTTATCAGAAAGATTCATTACAAGTCTTGGAGACATTTCAATAAGATCGAATGTCGAATCTTTTGAAGTCATTGTGTCTACAACAATTCTAATTCCAGAAATATACTCAAACTCTCTATACTGAACTTTATTGTTTAGTGGTGTTATAAAATTATCTGGAGATGTAGCATCTGTAACAAAGTTAGTTAGTCTGTCAACGGTTTCATCTTGTACATACCATCCATATTTTGGAGTTATGATCTCGTAGTCTGTTCCATTCCAGATGTAGTACTTACCTATGTCATTTTCGTTTTCCTTAATAAGATACGCATATCCAATTACAGACTGCTCAGGAAGCAGGGTATCGCTTGAGTATACTTCTGCAAAAACAAATCTAGTTATCCATTCATCTGGGACAATAAATCCATAAGCAATCTCGACATAGCCGTCGCTTTTAATGATTGCAGAACCATCTTTTCTTCTTTTTGATGGGTCAAAAGAAATAATATCTTGCCAGTTATTATCTTTTAAAAATTGAATCTTCCATCTACTTGGAACCTTTTGATTCACCTCTCCATAAAATGGATCAGTAAATGATCCTGTTGAAGATGAGAATGGCCCTAGGTCTTCAGTACCAGTATGAGTTTGCATCTTTACTACAATTCTGTTTGTTGGTATTTGGTTTTTATATACCACGAAAGGGCAGGCATCTTCTATGGCATTGCTAACACCACTTACCTTTGAGGAAATGCCATACTCAGAGTTTTCTGCCACACCCTTTTTCTCTGTATTATCTTTGTCAATAAATTTTTCACTAAACCCATAAGAAATAGAAGAATCGTTGTATGTGTATTTGTATCTGGTTTCGGATCTGTAGGATGTCCAGTATTTAAACTTATCTTTTTTATCTGGCATGTAGTATCTAGGTCTATCTGCCATAAACATGTTAGGGTAATGAAGTTTTCCATTTTCAAAATAAACTGCCTTGTTTATTCCAGACCTTGGTCTAAATCTTTCAAAGCAACTTTCTAAAGAATACAGGGCTTGTGTTTTTTCTTTTTTAGTTAAAAATGTAGTTGGAGTATTATCATTTTCAAATGTTCCATCAATCAAAACATCTGCATCAGTTGCTCCTGTATAAAAATTTCCAGCATCGTTGATATCAAAACTTGTTGGCAAAGAAGAATATATGGATGTTGGTTGAGTAGGTCTGTATCTGTAGTTTCCAATATGCTTAATATTGGTTGCCCTATTCATATTTATTTCTGCGATAACTGCTGACTTATTTCTAACAGTATCAGCAGTCTCTAAAAATGCTTTTAAGTCTTTGTCCTCAAACATTATACTTCTTCCAAGGTTACTGACACATTCCAGTAGTCAAACTTGTTTCCTCGTTTTTCAACAGAGTAAGAAAAGTCGCTAATAAACATTTCAATTAGTTGGTTATATTGCTGGAGATGGTTATAAGGGTCTGGAGTTCCTTTAAATATACCCTTTCTATCGTAGGCAAGAAATACCCAAAAAGATCCCTTGTGTGCGTCATACCATTCAAGCATGTCAGCACCACCTGCTCCACCATCTGTTGTATATGACTTGTTTGGAGACAAACCAGTTACCGTATTAAATGTTGGAACATCATCATGAGACCTAGATGGAATTAGTGTCCAACTGGTACTTAGAGTAAGTTTGTCAGCAATATGATATGATCTCATTCGACCATTAATCATTCTTTCACGCTTTTCAATTCTTTCATTTTTAAACTGTAGGGTCTGTCTATTATCATCAGTAATTAATAAGAACTGGTCTACTAGTGATGGATCGTCAACTCCTTCTGGATCTGCCCCGACCTCATAGCCATTAGGGACATAGAGTCCATTTTGTAGGGTGCCAGTGTTTTCTGACCAAAGCATACCGCTTGGTCTTCTATACTTTTTACGACCCAGCATATAGGTGACTCTTGGGTCTATTACTTCATCAGCCATTTAGTGACACTCCTCTAACTCTTCTTCCCTCAACGTTTTTAATTGTTGACATAACTGCCTGTGCAATCTCGTTAGGGTTTGCATCAGTTCTAGCATTTACTGTTAATGCATATGTATTATTATACACTGCTCCACCTGCTGATTGCCCATTATTTAATGACTTCATTGTATTTATACCGTGAGTGTCTACGGCATACTTGCTCATTACGAATTCTCCAGGAGTGAGCATTGCAGGAACAGTATCGGTTCCTATTGAAAATCCTGAAGCAGAATACCTTTTCGGAACTAATCCTCCAGATGATAGAGCAACCAGTGCGTCTGGTGTTCCACGCATCTGATTTACGGCATTTGCATAATCAATAATCTGTGATCCATTTGCTGTTCCGTCGCTTACTGCTTCAAATACGCTATCAAAATATTCTGAGTTAGCAGAAGCAAGGTCTGAAAACTCTAAGATATCTTCGTCAGTGTAGGATCCGCCACTTTGTATTTTTTCTAGTCTTACTTCTGACTCTGCCTCTTCTCCCTTTTTGATTACTGAATTTTTTGCATCGATAACAGAAATTGGTGTTGAGTTATATTTTGCTAACTTATCAAGAATAGATTGCCATTTTTTATCAATTTTATCTGTTGATGCAAGCAATGCTCCAAGTTGACCATCAAATTCTTTTCCTGCAAGTGTGTTGGCCTCGATTTTGGCCTTGACAGCATCCCACTCTAATTGAGTCTTACCCAAAACTTCTATTCCCTTGACATACTTATCTATCTGTGCTTGTATTAATTCATTAGCAAATGTAATATCTGCAATTTGATCTTCTAGTGGCTGAAGTTGCTCTATTTGTTTCTTAAGAATATCATCTTGTTTCTTTTGAATATCAGCAAGTTTCTTTTCACGAGCCTCTTCTAAGTTATAAATATCATCTTGCTTTTTCCTAATACTTTCAAGAATTGCAATTCGTGCTGGATCGTTTTCCATCTGGTAAAGTTTTTGAGAATTTTCAAATTGCTTCTCATCAATTTCTTTTTGGGTTAGACCAGTTTCTTTTCCACGAAGATTCTTAATCTCGTTTTCTCTAGACTGCTGCAGAGCGTCTGCTGTTGCTGTGCCAAACTTTTGTGCTGATTGTGCACGGGCCTCTTGTGCTGCTCTTGCTGCTGCTGCTATGTCTCCGCTAGTTAAAGCACCTGCAATATCAAGTTGGCTTTTTTGCTGATTTGTAATTTCTTCATTTACTTGTGCAACCTTTTCAAGAGCCTCTGCCTGCTTGTCATATTCTTCATTAATTTTCTCTGCCTGATTAGCCATGAGTGCGGAGTCATTTGACATCTTAGCATTTTGTTTGTTGATTTCTTCCATGGCACGATCACCAAAGATTGGGTTCATCTCTAGTTCTCTTTCAGCATCAGAAATTTCTTCTTGAAGTGCCTCTATAGGTCTTGTGTAATTCTTCTCAATCTCTTGTTCTATGTCCCTAATCTCACGATTAAGTAATTCGATTTCTCTTCTAATTGGCTTGGCTGCTAACTCTAGGTTTGCCAACTGATCTTCGTTGGCCTGCAATGTAGCAACCATGCTAGTTGTTCTTGGATCTGCACCTGTTCTTAGCATCTGTTCTTGAACAGAGAACATCTCATCTACAAGATCCATGCCAGGCTGGGCAGACTCAGAGTACTTTCCAGAGTTATAATTTACTTGTATATCAATCATCTTTCTAGCCTCAATAGAGTTTAGGTAGTCTGCTATTTCTTTAGAGTCAACCTTTCCATCTTTGAGGTCTTCAATTAAACTCTTTGCAAGTGCTGGATCATTTAATACTTCTTGCATTTGATCTGCAGAGAAGCCTGCCATCTTCATTGCTGTTCCAAGTTTTGGCATTTGCTCAAGAAGTTTAAATTCCTCATTAGCCTGAATCATTTTTTGGCTAAGAGCAAATCTTTCTGTTTCGTCGGTAGCCTTTTTAAGATCTGCAATGTACTGTTTTCTTTCTTTGCTTCCCTTTTTACCAAGAGCACCTGCTGCGATTGCTGCTGCTGTAGCAGCATCTTGAACATGTTCTAGGGCCTCTGTTGCAGTTGCTCCTTCTGAAACTAATATCTTAAATGCTTTTTCTTGGTTAGCAACTTGCTCCACTGCTTCTCTATTAACAACGTTGGCTTCTCCAACTATAGCCTCGTTGTATGTCTTCATCATCTTTTTACCAGTGTCGGTAAGGCCCTTAATATTTGACTTTGTTTTTGGCTTACCCTTTTCAAACTCAAAGATAGCCTTCTTGCCTTTTAGGTTTGCAAGTTTCTTGAAGTCTTCAGAAGACATACCAGCAATCATATCTCTAAATTCTTTTGGAACCTTCATGCCAATCATTCTCTGCTGCAAACCGTCAAACACCTTGAATGCACTATTCATGTCTTTCTTTATTTTTGGATTACTAAATGCAGCAAGCATAGACTCCAGTGGCTTTGTTGCATCAAATGCTCCGTCACGAACATTCTTAATTCTCATTGCAAGTGAGTCAAGGAAGTCAAGAGGATCTGATCCTTTACCGTCACCAGTTGTTTTAGGAACGTCTGCTCCAAGAGAAGTAACTCCTCCTGTTCCTGTCATTTCAACCTTTTCAACTGCAAACTCGGCATCTGAAAGTTTTGCTAACGCTTTAACATTTTTTTCTAGAATCGCTGTGTAGGCATCTGTTCCAATTGCAATATTGTTTAGATATGCTTCATTCATGGCCTGCTGTTGTGCAAGGTACTGGATATCTGCCTCACGTGTTTTATCATTTACAGTAGCCTCATACATCATTTGTGCTGAAAGTTTTTGTAGATATTCTGTCTGTTGCTCAAGACTTCCATCTTTAAACTGCTTCATTCTTTCTTCGTTACCCTCTAAGGCATCTGTTGCTGCCTTCATGTTAGCAGAGACGTCAGCAGTAGCATCTACAGTTTTCCCGTCGTCTCCTACTAAAGAATCTTTACCAGCCTTCTTAGCAGCGTCTTTCATTTTTTCAAGATCTTCTTGCTCTTTTTTAATCTTTTCAATTCCTTCAAGACCAATAGTTTTAACTAGAACCTCAAAATCAATTGTGTTTCCATCCATGGCTTGCATGCTCTTAATTGTTTCCATTATAGAGTCAAACTCTGCTGGATCCTTCTTTTTCATAATCATTTCAGTAATGATTGATGTTGCTTGTTTTCTTCCTCCCGCACTAAATCCTGCAAACATTCCAAACAATTCTTTTGTCTTTGCAGCACCCTTTGTTTTAATACCAGCGTTTAACAAGAAGTCCATTTCATTTAACTTGCCACTGAAAAGGTCCATATAACTCGTTGCTTCTCCTGGGCTTAAGACCTTGCTTCCAACAAGCATTTCCATTTTTGCCTGGAATCTTTGTGCTCCTTGCTGACCTTCAAGACCAGTCTTTACGTACTGTCCTGTTTTAGAATTATACTTACCCATAGTGGTGTCATCTACAAGGGACTCAGTTTTGTTTAAGAATTTCTTAGAAGCCTCTTCTTGATCTGTTCCCTTGTATGTTGATTCAACCTGTGCTCTAGAAGCATCAAAGAATGCATCTTCACGCATAGCCTGCTTACCCCATACAGATCCACTATATACCTTATCAAAACTTATTTGATTTTTATTTATTTGTGCAGTAATGTTATCATTCATGAACTGCGAATCTTTTAGATTCTGAGCATTAAGATCAGAAATTTGTTTTTCAATATCCAACTTCTTTTGTGCATTTGTTGTTGCTGCTAACTCTGCTTCAAGTTTTTTCTTTTGAGTCTGATATTCTACCTCAACCTGATCAGCCATCATTGTTGCTAGTTCTAGATTGTTCATGTTTAATGCTGCTAGGGCTGCAACTTCTTTTCTTGAACTTTCTCCAAAGCCTGATTTTGATGCAATTTCATTTTCAAGGTTGCTAGTTCTTTGACCTGCTTTTGCCATGATACCGATTCTGGTCTTCATTGGATCCTTCTTTAGATCCTCACCATCTGGACCAATCAATGAATTCATTTGGCCAATGACCTGCATTTCTATTTTTGAATCACCAAGTTCTATGGCCATGGCTGCTGCAATACTGTTTGCTGCATCACTGTCTAGAACTCCATCTGCAACACCTGTTGCAAGTTTTAATGCTAGATCTGATACAGCCTTATCCTTACCAAACTCTTTAGTATTTTTTTGGAACAGATCTTTTTCTTTTTTACCAGGATCTGATCCTAAGAATTGCTTTCCAAAGATATCATCTATCTTTATCGCTTCATCATACTTACCATACTGGCTTTCTTGTCTGCGCTTATCCATGATTTCAGATGCGCCAACCTTGCCAGTTACTTCACCTATTGACTTTAATCCACTTCTTGTTGCTGATAGGTCTTTTGCAAACTGTGCTGCCTTACCAGCCATAGCATTAAGATGTTTGTTGAATAGGTATGCTCCTGCTGCCACTGCTGCTAGTGCTACTACGATACCCTGCGGTCCTGTGAGACCTGCAATCATTGGAGCAAACTGTGCAACTGTTGCTGCTCCACCAAGTGCTGCTGTAACTTGTGGTGGGGCTCCTGCCATACCAGCAACCATTGCTGCTGTACCAAGGCCACCTGAAATCTTACCAGAAGCCCTGCCAACCTTTTCTCTACGCATGCCACGCTTCTTTTCTTTAACTTGCTTTTCTGAAAGAGTTGTTGGTTGCTTCTTTCCGTCTGCATCAAGTTCTGGATCAAAAATTATTTGACCATTCTTATCTCTCGTATATGTAGATGCTTCTTCATAAGCCTCAACTGATCCCATTCTGTCTTTGCCTAATTCTTCATTCCCTGACTGACTTCCTGGTGGAACAATTCCATTTTCTGCTGCCATGGCTGCTGCTTCTTTAGCATTGTACTCCTTGAGTCTTGCCAACTGCTCTCTTTTTTCTGCTTCTATATCATCGTTTACGACTGCAATGTTTGCAGAAGATGTTGCAAGATCTTGCTGTGCAATTCCTGTTTGATCTATTGCTGGAAGCATTTCTCCAAGGTTGTTGTTTGCTGCTGCTGTTAACTGGCTAGTTGTTATTAGGTTATCTGCATTTGTTGTTTGAGCATTTACAGCATCACCAGTTGCAGTTGCAAGTTCATCTGTTTGGTCTGCAACTAGTAGGGTTGATCCTGCTGTGTCATCTGTTCCCTCGACAATTCGCTTTAAGCCATCGCCTTGTTCTTGTGTTCCATTAGAAATAATTTCGTTTGATGCTTCAGTCCCGTTTTCTAACTGAGTTGCCTGCATATCTGCTTCTGCTGCTTTTATTCTTGCTTCTGCTGCTTTGATTTCTGCTTCATCTGCCAGTTTCTTAAGGTCTCTAGCATTCTCAGCAGTGTGCATATTCTTGCCACCTTCACGGGCTGCAACTTCTTCCCACTTTGCTGCTTCAGTTCTAACTTTTGCTGCTGCTGCTTCTGCTTCAGATGCCTCTTTGTCTAACCTGTCGGCTTCTTGACGGGCTTGACCAATGTTAATTGTGTTGCCCTTAATCTTAACTCGTGAACGACTTTCGTCTTTGATTTGCTGAACAACCTGTGCTTGCGCTGTTGCTGCCTGCTCTGTGGTTGCTTCTAATTTCGCTGCTGCTGGGCTAGTTTTTGAAGCAGTTAGAAGTGATGCCTGAGATGTTACTGGTGTTGATGAAACTGAGTCTACTGTTCCTGTAGCACCACGCTTTCTTCTTTGTCTATCTAAAGACTTAAGAACTTGTCTTTCATCACGCATCTCTGGTGTATCAATATCATCATAGAAGGCTTTGTTTCCAAGATCCATCTTGTCTGTTTTTGCTTGTGTTTCTGCTGCTGATGGAAGTGCTGCATCAGTGAGTTGTGAAGACTTTGTTTTTACCCCAGGAGTTCCTTCTTCTAATCCTTGTGCAAGTCCATCTGCAATATCTTTTCCAAGACGCTTAGTTCGTCTTGATGGTGATGCTGTCTCTGCTTTCTTTTCTGCAGCAGTAAGGTCTGCGTCTACATCTTCAGCAACTGTGATTGAATCAAGTCTTGCTTTCTTTTCGGCTTCTGATAGTGGGACAAAACCATCACCACCGTCTTCATTAAACTTTCCTTTTCTTTTTTCAACCTTTGCCATTCCAGAAGCAATACGCTCTTCTTTAGGTCTTTGGTCTGCAATATCTGTTTTAGGATATTTTGCTCTTCCTTCGGCATCAAAAATTGTTGCTGTTGCTGCTCTTTTAAATCCAGGGGTTGCAACAGTTCCTTTATTGCCTTTCTTTCCTGTTGTTTCTTTAGCCATAAACTGTGTGTCATCCAGCATTGATTGAAGGACTCCTGCTTGGATCTGAAGTTCTTCTTCGTTTAATGCTCCGTTAACAAGAATTTTTTCTTTTATAGAATTAATTTGTTCTGTTGTTGCTGCTTTTTTTGCTTCAAGTTCATCTAATTTTTTAAAATAAAGATCTCTTGCTGCATTTGCTTTTTCTGTGCCGTCTTCATTTTGCTTAGGTGCAAGCATTTCAGATAGTTCATTTTCTGAGTGGGTTGAGACATCCCATAAGTCGGGGTCCCATCCTTCAGAAACTGATTTTGCCGTTGCACCAGGAGAAGCAATATGACCTCTGTCTAACTGAACATTTCCCTTCTTGCCCTTTGATGCATCTGCATCTGGCCTTTGAAGTGGTTTCATTCCAGGTATTTGATCTACTCTGTCTCCAGACTCATTGGCAATTTTCTGCATTCTTTCATACTCAGCACCTCGACCTGCTGCGTACATGTCATCTCTTACACTGCTACCGCCACCCTCAGATTCTCCTTGAGAGTGACCTGCAATTTTTTGCTTACCTGTAAATCCTGCTTTGTCATTGATTTGATTAGATGATAGAGTAATACCGCTCATCTCTTCTGTTACAATTCTTAACTCTGCAAGGAAAGTTTCAAGTTTTACCTTTCCTTCTTTTGCTAATCTTGCAAAAACTTCTTGAAGAACGTCTGCTCCATTTTCAACACCCATGGATCCATCTTGCATTGCTTTTACAAGGTTTGTTACTGCTGTAACATTCTTTTCTGATTCTGGCTTTATTGCTAAACGAAGTTGTTGTCCACCAACATCAAACCCAACTCCCCTAGATGATTGTCCTGTGGTCTGTCTCTTACCAGTTCCATTGTTGTACTTCATTACGGATCCGTTTTGAAGTGCTGCAACTAATTCTGGATTTTCTTTTGCAGTCTGCTTTGTAAGAACAACTTCTCCAGGAGTCAGTAACGCTGGGACTGTATCTTTATTGCCTGTACCTGGAACAACTCCACCTGTTGCAAACTTTTTGGGAGGTAGCCCTGCTACGGCTCCTGCAGGTCCTGGGACGGTATTAAACAGACCTGGTGATGATTGGGCAAGGGCTCTTGCTTGGCTGGCTGCATTTCCATATGCTAAGGCTAATGCATCGACTGCACCTTTTTCAACATTGAATGTAGATAGAAGTTGCTGATGAGATGTGTGAAGAGCATTTGTTTCTGCAAGCAACTCAGTCTGCTGATTAGTTAAATAATCAAACCCTCCACCAAGGACATTGTTTTGTCCGTTAAGTTTAGCAATTCCACCACGAAGCATTGCGAAGAACTTAATTACGTTTGCAATACCGTTAACAAGAACACCAAATGTCATAAGTGCAACTGGGGCAATTGCTCCAAGTACACCTATCATAATTGTTATGACCTTCTTAGTTCCATCACTAAGACCATTAAACTTTGCCAATATCTTTCCAACAAATTCAACTATTGGGGTTACTGCTTGTAAGAATGCTTTACCTACTGGCACTAACTCATTCTTTAAATTTTCCATGGCCTTTTTAAATTTAGCCCCTGTTGAATCTTCAACTCTCTTTAATTCTCGCTCAGATAAAATTGCCAACTCTTCAACCGATGCTCCAGCAAGGTCAAGTGCTCTAGATGCTTGAGTTCCATCTTTTGCAACGTTTTGAAACATTGTTGACATACGAGCAAACTGGAACTTACCAAACAGTTGTTCAATTGCTCTTGCACGGTTAAGTGGATCTAGTGTGTCTAATGCTCTAGCAAGTCCTACTACCGTGCCCTTTAGGTTTCCAGCATTGTTATCTACAATTCCCTTGATGTTAATTCCAAGTCCTGCAAGGAACTCACTAGTCTTTTTTGCTGGATTAATCATGGAAGCAAGACCAGACTTAAGTGCGTTAGCACCTTCTGATGCGTTGATTCCACCTTCCTTCATTGCAGTCATAAAGAATGCTAAATCTTCAACGTCACCACCAAGTTGCTTTACAACTGGTCCAGCCTTTGGAATTGCAATCGTTAAGTCTTCGATAGAAAGAACAGTTTGGTTTTCTACTGCGTTAAGGAAGTTAATCTTTCCAGCAAGTTCTTCTGAAGAAACACCAAAAGCGTTTTGTAAAGAAATGGTGGTCTCAAGTGCTTGCTGCTGTTCTACTTGGCCAAGTACGGAAAGTCGTGTTGCTTGAACTACTTGCGCTTCTAAAGCATCACCTTGCATACCCATCGCTGCAGCAGTTGCTGCCATTTCCATTGTGTCCTTTACGGCAATACCGTATTTCGTAAACTCTTTACCTAGTCTTTGGATATTGGCAACTGCTTTATTTGTTGCATCTCCAGAGGTTGTTATGTCTCCATAAACTCTTGTAAACTTAAGGACTGCCTCTTCCATTTCCATGAATGTTTTTGCTGCTGCAGAGCCAAGGATGGAAAGAGGAATTGTCAAACCAACCATCAACTGACGGCCTGCCCACTGAGTGTTCTTACCAAAGTTTAGGAGGTTTGTTGATCCTTGCTTTAATAACTGATTCAAGAACTGTTGGCGTTGTGCAGCCATCTGAACTCTTGTTGCATAGTCAGCATACTTACCATTGGCCATTTGTAGGTGCTTTGGAACTACCTGCAAAACCTTGACAAGGTCACCATTGGCATTACCCAATTGGATGTACTGGGACTGAAGAAGTTTTACTCTATCTTTACGAGCACGGTTAATAATCTCACGCTCTTGTGCAAACATTCCTTTAAAGGTTTTTGTGTTTGCCGTCGCTGCTGCTGCTGTATATCTAAAGTACTCTCGCATAGAGAGTTGGTTCTTTTCAAGAGCCCTAGTAAAAGATCCTGTACTTGTTGCTATCTCTTTTTGACTTGCAACAAATTTTCCAGTCGCATTGATTGCTTGGATTAGTTGAGAATTAAGGCCCTTCTGGGCATTCATTGCTGCAACATTACCCTGAGTTAGGGATTGGTTAAATGTGCTTAATCCAGCCTGTAATTTACGAAGAGATGCGAGGGCTGCTCTGGTATCAAAATTAATACCAATATTTGAGTTTACATCAGCCACTCATTAACACCCTCTTCTTTATTTGATTGAGTTTAGAAGACCAGTTGCATCTGCCAGTTTCATACCTGACGCTGCATCAATAATCTTATAGACTGTAGGAAGATCTAGATTTTCCTCAATCGCCTCTCTGTTGTCTGCTACTAGTGGCAGATATTGCTTAAATGCAATCTGCACACAGTCTAGCAAAACATTCATTGACTTTTCGTTATCTTCTGCCACTTCCTGCAACTCATTAAACTTTTGCATAAATGGCTTTAGAAGTGAGATCTTTAGTGGTCTTACTTCAAACTTTGTTCCATCGATAAGATATAGTTCTTCTTTGTCTTCAACTTTTGTAGACATCTGTCCTCCTTATAAGGTTTAGTCAATTATACCATAGTGCAGGCTTATTTTTGGCTATTCGTAAACCTCGTAAGAGAGTCCATTTCCTATTCCAAAACCAGCCCTTTGTGCATTCTTGCCCTGTAAAGCCATAATATCGCTTCCATCTGTTGCCTTGCCCTTACTAAATACCCTGGCTTTCATGTCTTCCCATTCATTTCCTTTTCCTGATTTCTTGTCTAAATCAATACCCTTCATTGCAGCAAAAAACTTTTTATCGTTATATTCTAGTTCTCTTTTTATTTCAAGCGTTGCAGTTAACTCTGGCATAGATAAAGACTGCTCTAGTTCCTCATAGTCTTTCCATATTCCAAGAACAAAGACTTCTGACTCTAGTTTTGCCAAGTCTAAGGTTTCCCATGATGATCCGCTTTCTACGGCTTGAGATTTTACTGGCTCTTCTGATTTTGAATTAATCTTAATACCTGCTGCAATATCCAGAACCTCATAAATTGTAGGAAGGTCTAGGTTATCCTCAAGATCTTCTACTGTCTTTATGTGTGGAGCATATTGCTTCATTGCAATTAGTGCACAGTCAACTAAAATAGTTATTGATTCGCCATCCGTTTTTGCTTCTTTAATTGGTTCAAAGGTTTCTAAAAAATCTCTAAGATATTTTATCTTAAGAGGCCCAGCAGAAATCTCTGTCCTATCTACAAAATAGAACTTTCGTTTTTGATATATGCTTGTTGCCATTATACAAGTATACCAAACAGAAAGGCCCAACCCCGAAGGATTGAGCCTCTCATGTATTAAGTTGTATTATGCGAGTGAACGATCTACGATCTTACCGTATGATGCGTCATCGTTTGGAAGAAGACGGAATGATACTTCAAACATTGAAGCCTCATCACGCTTTGCTGATACTGTTACGCTCTCGATTGAGAGTGCACGGTATGCAACATAGATTCTTTCCTTTGGATCTGCTGCAGAACCAGAACCTGGTCCTACTGCTACTAGACCACGCTCTAGTGGAACGTCGCCAATATCTCCTGCTGACATGTTCATTGTCTGAAGACCTAGGGCCTCTGCAGATAGATCGTCTTCATCTGCTGCAATTGCTACTAGAAGGTTTTCTAGTGTTGCCTCTGCGAAAGATGTATTTAGGTTAACTGTCATACCTTGCTTGAATAAACGAGCAACGTCGAGAAGTTGATCTACCGCTACTTCACCAAAATCTGGTTCGAACGCTAGTTCTAGACCATTTGATGTGTAACCGATATTTGTGTATGCATTGTCTGCTGACAATGTTGTCTTGTATGATGTTGCTGATGCTGTTAACGGTGGAAGATCTGTTGCTGCTTGAGCATCGGTAATCTTTCCGTCCTCATCTAGTCCGATTGGACCTGCATCATGCGTAAATAGTGCTGCTGCACCCACGATGATGTTACTACTTGAACCACGGCTGTATGCCATATATCTCACCTCTTTCATTTTATTAAAAGGGGGTTGTTTCCTCACCTTAATTATACAGGCTTTTTATTAGGTGTTTTTATCCCAGACTAACTTATTTTCATCTGTCTTTATGCAAGTAAAACTACCTTTTACAATGCCTATTTTTTCACATGGGGCACCCTGGTAAACATATTCTGGGTGCCAGTCATAGTCAATAATTATCTTGTTACCCGCATAAGTACGGGCTGTGGCAAAGTCAACAATATCTCGTGTCTCTTCTAATTGATAGATCTTGAAGTTATGAAAGAAGCATGGCTTGGAGTCTATTGTTTCGTAGTCTATGTTTGCTGCAGCCCACTCATTTAGGTCTTTTGCTGAGTCATCACCATTATCAAGCAGATCACTTATCTCTTGCTGAGTAATTATCATATTCTTTTGTGCATCCTCACCTACAGAATAAAAATAATATAATAGTTGCTCACACTTAATGTATGGAAAAGCCTCTCTTCTCATCTTGAACATTCTGTCGTATACTCCAAAGACACCGTTACTCTGAGGAAACGTGTTTATGAGATCGTCTATTTGGGTAGGAAGTGTAGGGAAAAAGTATGTAGTTCCAGAGGAACCAAAACTTGGACCAATCTTGGCTGCCAAGTAAGCATTAATAATTGTTGGTGGATGATGAATTGCTGCTGCCATTATGCACCTACTCCAGCATTAGCAACCCAGACGTATCCTACTGAAACGCCCTTGCTTCTTCCTCTTGCTTTCCCTGCTCTTAAATTCTTTTTATATACCTGTGGGTTTTCAAGATACTTTGCAACTCCACTAGTTCTCAAGAATGATTGTGAAAAATATCTATTAAAGAATAGATCTAGTGTTTTTTCAAATCCACCCTGTGCTTCTTCTCCTCCAGGGTTACTAATCTTAATTGGCTTTTTTGTAAACACAGTTTCTCCATTTTCTTCAAAAGCCAAAACCTCTGAAGTTCTTGGCTTAATCAATACAGAGGCTCCGCTTTCAATAATTCTTGCTTTGTCGTAGAAAGGAACCTTCGATCCATCCTTGATTGATGATGATTGACGGAAAGATGACTTAAAAGATAGTCCGATATTACTAGTTGTAAACTCTATGTCGTATAGTCTTGCCCCTGGGCTTCCTGTTCTGTTCCACTCGTATATATGGTGAAGCATCTCTGGATTTACCCTTGCATTTGAGTCCACAAACTGCTTCATTACTTCTACGGTTTGTGCTCCTAAAGATCTTAGGAATGGAGTCTTTCCTTTGTGAATACCGTCCAAGAATCCAATAGAATAGTTTACGATGTTGTTCATTTCTTTCTTGAACTTCTTAGAATTGTATACTGGTTTCATAGGTCACCTGATTGATTCTCTGATCTTCTAATAACTAACTTAAATGACTCTACAACTCCGAATGGTCCTACAAATGGTTCACAGGTTGCAATTTCAAACAAGGTTGGCTTTCCAGATCTAACGCCAGAGGTTTCCATGTATATTAGGTTTCCCTCTTGATCTTTGATGTCTGTTATTAATATGTTGGTTAGCGCATTTTTGTTGTCTCTTGAAGATATTCTTATGTCTGATTTTGTTCTTCCGACCAGTAGTGAGTTCTGAGTAATGTTAACATTTGGCTTTACATCCTCTTTGAATGCTGATCCACCTGATGAAAAACTACAGGCAAAGGTTCTATCCAAAACCCATTGCTTTTTAATTGCTCCAAAGTCACCCTGCTCAATGATTGGGTGATAAAGAGAGGCCTGCATTGGAAACATGAAGTCTGGAGTTTCGCAAACTGTCATTACAACACCCCAAGTTTTGTAATAGACTTAGCATACTTAGAAAGTATCTTGTCTACAATTATATTTCCTGTTCCTTCGAAAAGACCCTTATCAAACTGAATTCTGTATTGATCTGTGTTGTAAGAAGAAATAAATCTCTTGTAATAATCTAACTTTCCACACTCTAAATCGTGGACTAGCATCTCTGTTGCTCTGATAATGTCTGATGGAACTGTTGTATATCCATACTCAACAGTTATTAGGTAGTCCCATGTTTTGCCAAACCCTCTATATACAAACTGTGGGTCCAAAGAATCCGATGCTGCTGCTGGTAAAACTAGTGGAGAAGACTCTGCACGATTGATGTTATCAGAAGACTTTTCGATAATCGCCGTCTTGTCTGATGATACTTCGTATTGTCTATCTTCTACTAACTTATTGTTTTCATATACCGCTAAAACTTTTTTAACATCGTCCCAGATTGGAAGATAGTCGGCACCTGTTCCTGTAAAATGTAAAACCTTTTTCTTATAATAAAATCCTTCTGGGATTATTGAGTCAATAATTGCTCTAGCAATTTCCTCATTTAATGCATAGGCTGCGATGTCTGATGCTGTTGTTGCTTTTGTTGATGGATCAATATACGGTCTAACTATCTCGTATGTCTCATCTTGTAAAATTTGCTCATCTGGTGTTCCAAGATCTTTGACAATCTCAACTCTGTATGAAGAGTCATATTTTCCTGGCAAAGAAATCTCTAATGTTTCTCCAGAAGAAGACTCTGTAAATGTTGATGTTAAAATTGAAAGGTCCGCCATATCCGTTATGGTAACAGTTATATCTGCATCTACAATCCCCGCAGGAATTACAAAATTAGCAGGTACTTCTGCATATGGCGAAACTCTCAATATCTCCATGCTAAATTACCCTAAAACCTTTTGGACTTCTTCGGGTGTTGCGATGCGAACATGTGAACGAGTTAGCCACTTGTCTGCTTGGTCTTTTGTTACAATATTAACACCCTTGTAGATTGCTCCATTTGCTTCTTCCCAACGAACATTGCTTGTTGAGTAGATAGCGACCTTGTCTCCAAGATCCTTTGCTGGCTTAATATCTTTCTTTGGACCATCTGCTGCCATTGATCCAATAGCACCTGTTTCTGTAAATCCTAGTGACTGAACTGGCTCTTCTGCTGGTGGTGCTTCGACAACTGGTGATTCGACTGCTACCTCAACTGGTGCCTGAACTACTGGCTCTACGACTGGCTCTACTACTGGCTCTGCTGGTGTCTCGACCACTGGGGCTTCAACGTGTGCTGGCTCTTCTACATTTTCTACTGAAAATGGCTTGTTGTAATCATTATTTTCCATTGTATCCTCCTTGTTTGTATTATATCATTAAAGTATTAAGGGGGACAGGAGAGTGAACTCCCGCCCCCCATTAAAGGTACTGTTTACAGATTACTCATCTGCTGCAGCGTCAGCGAATGCGATTGCATCCTCTTCTTCCCAGTTGATACCGAAGCGAACGAATACAGTGTATTCAATTGTATCCTTCTTCGCTACGTACTCACGGTTTACAGTGATATCTCTCTGGAATCCCCATACACGGTTT